GTAAATTCCTCGTGTTTAGTCACGGCCTAATTACTTTCATCTTTCTCGATCGGTCATGAATACCACCGAGTCGAGTCTCCCGCTCTCGATCTCTTATTGGAACCAACTCGCCTTGCTGCTGGAACAGCATGGTGTGTCGTCCGCGGAGTTCGGATTTCTTTTTGTCTTTGTTTTCTTTGGGTTGATCCTCATCGTTACTTCAACCTGGTCTCTTGTGCAGGTTTTTTTTTCCAGCACCGCTTCCGCTCTGAAGCGCATCTTTTCCGCTCTCAAGTCACATGTCACTATTGTCTACCTTTGCATTTCGGCCGCCTTCGCGACGTACTTCCTCATTTCCCGTGTCTCTGGCACTGGTGTGTTCGAGTATTTGTCCAACAACGTGCCGAATTGGATTTCCGTAACCGTCGCGTGTCTCCTTTCCTTGCTCATGCTTCTAGGCGCTGTGCCCATGGTCCGTACTAAGATCAGACGCCAGTCGCGCAATGTCGCTATAGCTCTCGTTGACGACGTTAAGAAAGGGCTTGTTTCCTCATTGCCGGACGTCGCACTTCGCGTTGTCCCGTTCATTGTGGGTTTGCCCCTTTTCTGGATCGCCGTTCGCAAGACTGCTGCTTGGATTCGCACTAAACGACGTGCTATGGTTGATGAAGTTAAGACTACGACTGACATTATCACGCACATCGTCAACGTCATCGTTCTCGTCATTACAGGCGCCGGAACTGTGATTGGAGTCACTAACGTTTTCTCCCATGCTCGCAACCTCGAGTTCATCACTCGTATTGCGAGGCAGGTCTGGAACGCCACTCCTTCATTCGTCGATCATGTCAGTGATGTGACTGTTGAAGACAAGTTGTATGATGAGTGGGCTGCTTATGAGACTGGCACCTGGCTGAGTACACTAGGCAAGCGCCCCGACTTCACATTTTTCGACACCTTTGTCACCGCCACCAGCTCGCGTATCATGGCTTCAGCCGTGCTTACCAACAAGCGCGTCGCTAAGACTCGCGGTACCTCTCGCTATGTGGCCGTGTCCGACACCTTCACCGGTACTGACCTCGGCAAAAACCTCACCCCCTACGACCAGCTAGCTGAAGATGATGACGTTGTCTATGATGACTCCGCATCTAGCTCCAACGATGCAGGTCGAAAGAGGGACGTTCCCAGCGATGACCGTGTCAAGGTTGCGGTTCGTAAGATGCGAAAGAACGGTGCGCGCATCCTCTGGAACTTCCAGGGTGCTTATGGTCATCCTGTCACTTTTGATGCTTCCACTGGACGCGTCGTGATCTCCGACGTCATGCCTGCGTATCTGCGCGGCATCATGACTATTCACGAAAAGTCTGGTGAGGCTCAGCAGAGAGAAGCCTTCTGTGAAACTGTACGTAACTTCCCTCGCATGTACATGAACCACATTGTCGTTGATGATGGATATGTTGCCCTGCGCGCTGCCTACTCCGAGGCCGGTGACTCTACTGGCATTTCTGAAGACGTCGCGAGGTACATGTCCGGTAACTACGATATTCAGCAACTGACTGACTCAATCTCTTCACGCCTCCGCCACGCCAAGTGGGGTGCCGTTGTGATAATTACCGCTGTCTGTGCAGTTGTTTTCATCGTTATGTTGCGTAAGCAGCTTGCCAAGCTCTCTGAGACCTCTGACCCTGCCCCCGACGTCGAAGTCGCTGCGGTTTGCGAAGACACCTTTGACCCTCTCTACGTCGGCCGCCGTCGCGTCAAGCACGCTGATGCTGATCGCGCGGACAAGTTCCACGGTGCGCTTAAGGCGGACCGTGTTCACGACCGCGCCTTTGGATCGGCTCCCCGCGACGAAAGTGTCTTCTCCGGCCTTCTTGCAGCTTACCACAACGGCCTCATCTCCAAGGAATTCGCGCCGATTTTCCAGAGTGTCCTAACCATGCTCATTGGAAACAATGAGGACGACGAGTGCTCCATTCCAGCGCTCGACCATCTTGGGTATGTGCCCGCGGCTGCTGATCCCGCCCCCGCACGTGAGCCCTCGAAGGACGAAGCACTGATTCAGAGCGCACCCGTCATCCCCTACAATCTTCCTCCTGTCTACAAGGTTTCCGCTGGTGACCGCCACGGAACCGGTTTCATTACGACTATTGAAGGTCGACGTGTGGTAACCACTGCCAAACATGTTCTGGGAACGTCTCAGAGCGCGAGCGTGCAGATTGGTGATCGTCTCGTTCCCTGCACCCTGATCGCCTCCCACGGCGACTGCGCCGCTCTTCTGCCGTCCGACAAGGGGTACAACATCCCCATGAGTCTCGATGTTTGGACTTGTGCACCCGACATGCCCCTTCAGGGCTTGGTGATCGGTGTCAAAACCCTCAACCACATCTCTGCCGGTGTTTCGCACACTTCCTTCCCTTTGATTCAAGCAGATGGCACCTCGCGCATCGTCCACACGGCATCTACATGTTCTGGTGATTCTGGATCTCCTGTCTTTGTTGCTGGTGTTGCCTCAGCTGGCAAGCTCGTTGGCGTGCACACGAGCGCGATTCAACCTGGCCTTACCAACGGTTTCCTGCCCTGGAACCAGGTTTGTGACGCGATCGCGGATGCTATTCGCAAGAGGTTCCCCCCTAAGGGTGCTGCCTCTTCCAAGGGTGCCGGTGCTCAACTTCCTCCTGAACTGCCGCCGTTTCCTGCCGGAAGCAGCGAGTAACCCCCTCGTGCTCGCACCTCCCACCGATGCTTTGGCTAGCTCGAGTGCGGACATTCCTTTACAAGTGCAATTATCCAGCCAGTTTGCCAACCCACTCTCCCGCCCCGTTGGATGCCGCGATTCGCTTCACCCCCGCACGCGCGCCAAGGGCAACTTCGTGTCCCCATACAACTTCGACACTTTGGACTACATGTACGGGCACGTCACTGACGAACCGCAGTCGTTCTCAGGAGAATTCACCTCCGATTACACCTTCAGTGGTGCTTGGAGTGATATCCTGCGCGACCACGGTGTGGAACCACCTAGCCAGCATGGCCTTTCCAGGGGCTGTGTTGGTGCAGTCAACAGTTCTGTTGCCATCCGACGCCTTCCGCAAACCTTTAACCCGGTCCCTGCTGATCTTGAACTCGCAAAGAAACTACTTATACAAAGTTTACTTCCTTTCTCTCGCGAGCCCCCGACCCTTCTTGGTGACATCGAGATAACACCCCATGGTGCATCTGGGGTCGGTTTCGAATGCTGCTCAACAAAGGTTAAGGCTGCTCTGAACCATTACTTCGACATCCACGACTACTGTAACAGGTATCGTGACTACCCTGCCCCCCTCTTTCGCTACAACCATAAGGAAAGTGAGGTTTTGCCTGTTAAGAAATTGCGGTGTGATAACCTTAGAGCTATTGTGTTTCCCCCGACGCACTTTTACATGCTCCAAAAAGTTCACACTCAAAAACTCGACACATACCTCAAATCCGGCTCACACCCTTGGTTCGCGTACGGCTGTTCGCCAATAAGAGGGTATATGAATAAGCTAGCAACTCGCTTTAAAGACTATTCTCTGGTCTTCAAAGGCGATGCAACCAAGTTCGATTCGTCCATCCGAGGTCCCGCTTTCTCCCTCATCCGTGACATACGCATAGCGCTGTCTCCCACAGATAGTGCTGACGCGTTGACTTACATCTACGAGGTTCTATCTAACAAGCAGGTTGTCCTCCCTTCTGGTGAAATCGTTCTTGATGACTGCCAGCCTTCAGGACAGGCATGCACGACTTCCGATAACAGTCTGTATCACGCTTTGATACTCTACTACGCTGCTGTGCGACGCTTGCGCGCACTCGGCAGTAGGATCAACCAGCAGACCGTCGACTCTCTTCTTACTGTGTCCCTCTACTCCGATGACCATGTCGGCGCCACTAACGATGCTGTTTTCGGCTCGTATGAGTTCCGCCGCATGTGCTACGCCGAGATGGGGGTCACGCTGAAGCTTGACGACGATCTTACAGTCCCTTCTGGAGAGATCGAAAAACTCACCTTCCTGGGAGGTAGTTTCCACCCTCTCGGAAATCCTTTCCCCTACGTTTATGCCTTCGCTGATCCCGACGCCATTCCCTGTTTGCATCTCACCATGCACCGGTCCAAACCATCAGAGGTTTTGCAGACCCTCTGTTCCTATGCTGAGCTTTTAGCCTATAGCAAAAAGAAATACAATATTATAAGGCACGTGCACGAAAGTGTATCGAAAATCCTTCATGGGTCATTTGCCCAAAAACTGCAGCCACGTGAATACTACTTGTCTCAACAACTCGGACTTGAGTATTCGCTTACATGTGATACGGGTGATTCAGTTTCACCTGGTCTGATTTGTTGGCCAGATACTCTGAGTAGTTCGGTGCTTAAATCGCCACCCTCGAGCCGAACTGAAATACTACAATTTGCAATGGATACACAAGCCGTTGCTCCTACCGCTCACCGCCCCGTCCCTCGCCGACTCGCCAAATTGGTCGCATCGGCAGAAGAGAGAAACCTGATAACGCATGACGCGTTTCAAGCTTACCTCAATCTTTGTAACCCGTTTCCTGACGATGACGTCACCGCTGCCGGTTGGCCCGGTCTGCACCCTGTTAAATCCATTCCTAATGCGATTACAGGTTATGCGGATCTCACCGCTCCCGCTGGCACGACATCCACTTGGAATTTCCATGCAGTGATGCTCCCTTTCACTGTCGCTTCCATCAATAAGCTTGGTGCTACGTATAATACTACCACCGGTGCTATGACTGGAGGCATGGTGCCTCCCGGCAATACTGTTGGAATGTTCTTATGGTGGACTTGGAAAGACACTGACCCTGTCCCTAACTTCAATACCACACTCCCCACTGGCTATTACTCCCCTCACGATAATTTGGTGCAGGGGTGTGAGTACCGCTTGTGTGCTGGAGGAATCGAGGCCATTAACACTAGTGCCGTAATTGACCGCAGTGGATTTGGCTACGCCTACCGTCTCCAGAACACCAGCTCCAACTTTACCGTCAGTCCTGTGGCCCTCTCTCCAACGTCTTTCGTCACGCGAAACGCCTTGCTGCAATCCCCCCCAAACACGCCCAATGAGATCGTGAACCTTGCCACCACTTACACTGGTTCGGCAGAACGCGGTGTTGTGTGTGTGAACCTCCCGTCAACACTCGAGAATCACTACACTCCATCCGTTCCCACGACTTGCGCTCTCCTCGACCGCGTGAACAACGTGATGTCCACGCTCACCACATCCGCTTGGCCGGTCTTCAACTGGTCTACTGCAGGTGTGTTCGTGACTGGTTTGAAACCCAATGCTTCTTTCAAGCTCAAGCTTAGATGCTTCCTTGAGGCTGCGCCCCTCACCGGTAACGGTTTCAACCAGACCATCGCTCGTTGTTCAACTCCCTACTCTCCGCTCATGCTGGAGCTTGTCTCGAACACGCTCGCTTCCATGCCTGCAGGTTTTGACTACTCCGAAAATCCTTTTGGTGAGTGGATGAGCAAAGTCCTAGACTTGGCCTCACATGCTTTCCCTGCAATCGGCAAGGTTATCCCCCTACCGTATGCAAGTCACATTGGCGAAGCACTAGGCGCTGTCGCTGGCGTTGGTAGCAGAGCTCTTCAACCAAAGAAGCCCCAACCTGCCAAACCCAAAAAGGCAATCGCCATGAAGCCTGCGACTGCTAAGAAATCTTCTGCAAAGAAGTAACCTTTCCCCCTTCACCACATTGTGTGGTTTGTAGGTCCCTTTGGCCTTCCACACTTACTAACTAACCTTAGAACAAAC